GTTACCGGCCTGCCCCGCACCAGCACACCGTGGTTCCTGACCCTGGCGGATGCTGGACGATCCTGATCACCGGCCGGTCCCTGCGCAAGTGGGGCTTCTGGCCGAAGGGCAAGTTCATCCGGGCCAATAAGTTCTTTCTTACTTACGGGCACCATCCTTGTGACTAGACTGGCTGTATGAATGATCCCGTACTTGATCTCGAACTTGAAGAGGGCAATGACGCAGGCGCAGCGACCATCCGCGAGTACCTGACCATGCTCCTGCACATGGTGTGGGATGAGGGCGAGGGCTTCAACGGCAAGCGTCCCTTCGGCAACTCAGGCTGGGAATATGACCTGCTCGTCCCGCTGGTGAAGGCCGGTCTTATTCACGGCACGTTTGACGAAGACGGTTACGTGGAGCAGGTAGACGATGCCGCAGGCGCATGGGTCATTGACAAGGCCATTACCAGGATGTGCGCGCAGTAAAAGAATGTTCGTGCTGGTGCTGACCTGCTGCGGCCGGGACTACGGCTGGCGCGAGCGGGAGACGTGGGAGGAAGCCGACGATTTGCGCGAGTCGTTCCTTGATGTGCAAGGGCACGAGCGCAGCGCGATCATAGCGATGGAATTCTGATAAGCCTGGTACACTCGCTGCATGACCATGCCACCGCCGTCTGACGGCACGGCTCAGCCGCAGAACCACGACCCTCTGGACTTCACTAAAGGTTCGTACTCAGGACCGGCACCAGCTACCGCACAGCCGAAGATCAAGAAGCGCCTGAAGCTGGAGCCTGAACCTAACTCGCAGCTCTCCCTGCTGTTCCACCAGCTCCCCGAGCTTGAGGCTGCCAAGAAGGAAGCCGAAGAAAAGCTCGCCGCGCACAAGAAGAAGATCCAGCAGGAGATCGCCAGGAGTATCGAGAACCCCGAAGATCTCCCTGACCAGTTTGACATCCCTGCCGACCCGTTCGGCGGCTACCCCGCCTACACCCTGGCTGCACGTGATGGTGCCCTGCGGCTCAATGCTGAGGCGATGAAGGCCCAGGACCGTGCGACCTATGACAAGTGGGCAGTGCGGGGTCAGCCGTACTGGGAACTTGCACGGGTCAAGAAGAACTGGGTGAAGCGGTGATCTGGGACATATTCAAGAACGGGCTCTGGTGACCTGGCCTGACCGGATTATCATTGTGCTCGCCCTGACCGTCATCTTCCTGATACTGTTCCTCTGATATGACACAGCCAAGTCTTGAAGCGTGGGCAGCGCAGACCAGGGTAGCTTCCCCCATCCTTGCGCAGAACGGCAACTCAGCATGGGCTCAGCGCTACAGCCAGGAACTCCGAGAGGTGGTAGTTCGTTATGCCGACAGGCTCCCGCGTAATGTGCAAAGGCACCTTGGGCCAAGTGAGCTGGGGCACCGCTGCGACCGGCAGCTGGTCGGGAAGATGGCTGGCGTATCGCTTGCGCGCGGTGACAGTAATAATCTCCATGACCCTTGGGCATCCATCGTCGGTACTGCGATTCACGCTTTCCTTGAAGAAGCATTCAAATGGGAGACGATGCGCCTGATTCGTGAGGTAAGGGAGGCCGCCGGCATAGGCGGCGAGGAAGCTCGCAGGAACCTGCGCTGGTACACAGAGAAGAAAGTTACTCCAGATCCTCAGTCTCCTAGTCCCCACCCTGGCACCGCCGACCTGTACGACGCCGCGACGTTCACGCTCAATGATCACAAGTGCCAGTCCGAAGGCGTCCGCGACAAGCTCCGGCGTAACGGCCCGCCTCACCACTACTTCATGCAGATGCTTCTCTATGCTGTCGGCTACATGCACGAAGGTTTCGAAGTGCAGCGAGTATGTTTGGTGTCCTGGCCGCGTACGCATTCCTCGCTTGATGACATGTTCGTTTGGGAGCACGTCATTACACCGGAGGATATGGATCTCGTAGTCGATCTCATTGAGAAGACAGAGATCCGCGAGCAGCTTGCCGCGCTGATGGTCAAGGGTGAAATAGGGCTATTCGAAATTCCCGCCACCCCGAGCGATGAGGATTGCCAGTGGTGTCCTTTCTTCAGGCCCGACGCTGCGTACAATCCTGCGATCAAGGGGTGCCCTGGTACCGAGGCACTGAAGGCAGGGAATAAGCCAGCCCGGTTCTGAGTTACACAGTGACATGCGCGAAGCCATCAAGCGAGCCCTGCTAGACTTCACCTGGTCGAACTACGGCTTTGACCTGCTCAGCGAACTAGCGAGGGAAGACCCTGACGTGGGGATCTTTGATGATCTTGCCGCGCACATAGCAGACGAACTACTGGAGGCACAATGACTGACCCGAACTACAGCCACATCATCTTCATCGTGGACCGCTCCGGTTCCATGTGGCCGACAGCCAAGGACGCCGAGGGCGGCATCAGGCAGTTCCTCAAGGACCAGGTAATCCTCACCGGCAAGAAGACGTTCTCCCTCTATCAGTTCGACACCGAGCACGAGCGCGTGTTCCACTTCGCCCCGCTCGCCAGCGGCCTGATGTATGAACTGAAGCCGCGCTACGGTACCGCTCTCTACGACGCGATCATGGCCGCCGTCACCCAGGAAGGCGAAACCCTCGCGGCGTTCGAGGAAGACCTGCGACCGGGCAGGGTCGTAGTCATCATCGTGACGGACGGCGAAGAGAACAGCTCTGTTGAGCACCCTGGCGATGAAGGCCTCAAGCACGTCAGGGAGCTGCTGGAGCAGCAGCAGAACACCTACTCGTGGCAGGTCACGTACATCGGCGCGAACGTGGACGCGTTCAGCAATGCGACAGCTCTCGGTATTCCGGTAGCCTCAGCCGCAGGCTACACCAGCTCGCGTATCGGCACGCGTAACGCGTTCGCCATGGCATCGGCCGGCACCAGCCGTTACTTCAGCGGTCAGTCCGCGAATCTCTCCTACACGGACACGGAGCGCGCTGACTCCATGCTCACGGACGATGACGAGTAACGATTCTTCTAAGGACGCCCGGCCCTATGTACCTAAACCCCCGAAGTACAAGGGCCGGGTGATCCTTGCCCGCAGCAAGCCATTCGAGTTGTTCCTGAAGTTCGGCGGCGGCATCTACGCCATGCATTTTCAGGTGCACCGGCTGACGATAACCTTGCTGTCAAGGAGGCTCAAGAAGAAGTGATCGATGACCCGAACCAGTGGGACTTCGGGCGGTACAAGGGCTACCACCTGATGCGCGTGCCGCGCGCACCGGACTGCGATGATACGGTCGCAGCCTACGGCGGTACCTTCCCGCACATGCCGTGGTTCGAGGGCGAGACGCCCGAGCAGGTGAAGGAAGAGATCGACCTTGCACTCGCGGACGTGCCGCCTCCGGTATACTAGACAGTGCCAGGCCGAGAAAAATAACTTACCCACCCCGGACACGGAATACAACTGAAGCCCTGGCTGTTACAGCACACCGAGATCTCACCCCCGAGACACTTACAGCAGGAGAACAGCAAAAGATGACGTTCGACCCCCAGGCGTACGCGGCTATCGCAGCTACCAACCCCGTCGCTGCCGCTCAGTACCTCGCCGCTTTCCAGAACACCGCCGCACCAGCCGCAACCCCCCAGGCACAGCCGCAGCAGGGATACGTCAACCCAGCAGCCGTGACCCCGCCGCAGAACCTTGCTCGCGGTACCCTCGAAGACTTCTACAACCAGCCAACGGGCGGCAGCGCCCCCTCTGTCACATCCAAGTTCTTCAACAAGCGCCCGCAGGGCTCGTGGCTCCAGATGAGCGTGCTCAGCGACGCGACCAATGCCGACGTACGGCAGCAGCAGACTCCGCAGGGCGTGCCCCAGACCTTCCGTGACGGCAGGCCGAAGTTCGTGCTCGTAGTCAAGGTCATCGTGACCGGATCGAGCGACGGCACCCACGTAGCCGAGTTCCCGGACGGAGAAGCGACTATCTGGGTCAAGGGCACCCTTGCGGACGAGCTGAGGCGCGCGATGACGGCAGGCGGTGACGCGAGCGGCTACCCCAAGGGCGGCGCGCAGATCGTCATGCAGTCCGCCGGCGAGAAGCCGTCGCGTACCCCCGGATTCAACGCGACCAAGCTCTACACCCTCCAGTATGCCGGCCCGGTCGGCATGGCTGCGGAAGC